TCGTCGCAGAGAGGTTGGTCGAATTGCCGATGCTGCCGGGTTGCGTGAGCGTAATGACGTTGGCCGCGCTCGTTGCGGTGAGGCCCGCCGCTATCGCTGCTGTGTTGGCGTTGATGAGGTTTCGGAGACCCGTCGCAATAGTGGTCGTGGTTTCAGCAGCGCCAAGCGTATAGGTGACCGATGCCGGGAACCCAAGCACCCCAATGTTCTGAATAAAGAGAGAAACCGTGTCTCCCGAGTTGAGCGTCGTGCCGCCGATCGTCGCGGTGCCGGTGGCGCTCGCGAGCGCCGCGCTCGCCAGGATATAGGCGCCATTGCTTGGATCGACCGCAACCACGTCCGGAACTGAGGCTTGGTTGCGCGCGAAGCTCGCTTTCTGCGTACCCGGAAAGGCGCCCAGGCTGGTGTAGTTCCCATTGACATCGAGCGTGGACGCATTGCCGGACCATGCCTCATACGACAGCGCATTGACCACAATGCCGCCGCGGTAGCCCGCCTGCCCGGTCTGCTGCAGGTTGAACTGCGAGAGCCCGGGCTGCCGGCGCCAGACGTTGGAAGCGGGTCCTGTCGGATTGGTGCCCTCGCCGAGCGGCTCGGCCGTACAGTTGATCAGGCGGCCGGCGCTCTCCTGTGGATTGGCGCCGGGAAACGTGCTGTGCGGAATCGGGATTGGTGAGGGCGGCTTGGTCGGCATGATCAAAGCTCGAAAAACAAACTTTGCACATCATCGAGGGTGGTCGTGCCGCCGGCCGGGGACGCCACCGACAGGTCAAACCAAACCGGCATATTGAGAGCCAGCCCAGGATTGCCGCCGATCACGGTAAAGCCATGCACATCAGCGCTCGTCTTGATCACGTAATGCTGCGTGGTCGCCCACAATTGTCCGGTCACGGGAGCGCCGTTGGCTGGCGCAGTGCCGGTACCGTGCCGGCCGGTGATGTTGATCTGGGCGTTGGCCGTGCTGCTGGTCAGGGTGCCGGAGATGATGCCAGCAACGCGTCCGGTACGGATCGGCGTGATGACGAAGCCAGTCACCAGCCCGAGCCCAAGCATCACCTCGGCAGCGACGGTGATGGCAGGCTGTGTCGGTGCAACGCCGCTGACCGCCGGCATCAGTGACGGCGGCGGCGAAGATTGATACTGCCCGCACCAATCGTTCTGCGCGGTCAACGTCCAGAACGAAGCTGGGGTCTGTTGTTTCAGGGCCGGCGGCGGGCCCGGGTAATATTCCTGGGTCGGGAGCGGCACTGGAGGATTGTAGCGGCACCGCCCGTGGCTGACGTCACCGATCAGCTGATCCCAGAAGATACAGGTGGAGCACGCTGCCATTTAGAAGTATTCCACGCGCACCACTTCATAGGTCGGCTTGCCGCGTACGATCGCACGCAGCGACTTTGCCGCCGCGCCAAAGCCGACGTCCACGCCCTGGATGCCGCCCAGGCCTTTCATCAGGAGCAGCGCGTGCACGTCCGGCGTTTCACCAAATTTGGTCGCGCACTCGCCGGCCACGATGTCTGCCAGATCGGAAAAATAGGCAGCCGGAATGAATGCGACGTTGCCGCCGACCTGCGAAGGATCCGGCAAGCTCACGATCTCCAGCGCATCGAGCTTGCGGAAAATCGCGTCCAGCTTGACGTTGACGTAGTTGAAGTCCTCGGGATCGGTTGGCTGTCCCGCCGCTAACACGCCGAGATTGGCCAACGCCTCGGTGACGAGGTCGTTGGCTGTGCGCAGCGATGCCATGGCTTACTGCGGCGGCAGCGCTTCGATTTCGCGGGCGCCGCCGAGCGAGATCAGCCGGCCCTGGTAGAACGGAACTAGCTGGCGGAGATCCTCCGTGGTGACGCCGAGCCGGTTGCGCGTCTCCTCCTCGGCATCCCACCGTATCTTCAGGTCCTGCGCATCCTTGGCGGCGGCTATCCAGCCGTAGGCATAGCCGCGATAGCTGTCGGGATCGCTCGGCAGCCGTGCCATCCCTTGCTCGCGTATCCGCGGCGGTGCGCCATTGATCGAGAAGCAGGGATTGTCCCGCAGCAGATCAACCAGCGGCACGCGCTTTTCGATCGCGCGCGACACGATCTGGCCGTCTGCGTTCTCGCGCTCCGCGCGCACCAGCACCGTCGTTGTTACCTTGCGGGAAATTTTCTGCGGGATGTTGGCGCGGAACTTGATGCCGCTGCGGGGGCTGCCGTCGCCGGCCACGGTCGTCTCCACCGGATCCTGCGGACCCGGAACGTACATGATCTCGTCCTCCTGTCCGGAGCCGCTCCGCTGGGGAGGCGTCTTACGCTCAAGCACGTTCTCTTCGGTCATTGTTCACGTTCCTTTCTGAGAGACGCAAGGAAAAAGACGGCTCGGCCTGACAAGCCGAGGGCCGAGCCGCAAGTTGGGCTAGAATGTCTGGGCGGGCGGCGCTCGCTGCCATACATGCGACAAAGTGAAAGCCAGAATCCACGTCGTTGCATGTAGCGTAACCTTCCCTAGAGCAAACTTGGCCCCGCTTCGGCGGGGCCTTTTCTTTTAGTTGATCAGCGCGACGTAAACAACGAGCGTGCCGTTGAGCGCCTGCGTGGCGTGCACATTGTATATCACGATCGTCAATGTGCCGGGACCGACCTGCTGGGCAGCGACCGTCACCGTGGTCATCACCGGCAGGCCTTGCGTATTGCTGCCATTACCAAGCTCGACGATCGGAATGCTGGTCGGCTTGAGTTGTGAGCAGTTGACGGTGAAGGTGTAGGCGGTGACCGCCGCGGTGGTCAGCGGCTTGGTGGCGATGACGGCGGCGTCGCCGTTCATCGCCACGCTGTCAGCGTTTCCGGCGTTTAGTTGCTGGGGCGTAAACCCGGTCGCAAACATTGCTCACCTCCTTACGCGATGACGCCGCCGCGCCAATCAACCGTACCGCCCTTCGAATTCGCAACTGGGAAAAAAACGCCACTCTGTCCCGCCGGGATTGAAAGCGCAGCATTGGCGGCCCCTCCTTGGTTTTCACCAATCGAGGGATAGACCTTGATGGTGTTCGGTCCATCGTTCATGACCATGTATTTCCCGATCGTGGCCTCGCCGCTCAAGATCGAGGGCAGCACCACGCCGGTGTTGGCAGCGCCACCGACTATGCGCGTGAACTGCGATTTCAGCCGGTGCGAAGTGCCCTGGGTCGCGCCCTGCGCAATCACCGCATCGTGGCAGGGGAAGCCATCGTTCCCCTCGCAGGCGTAAATGCCGATGTTGGTCGTGCTCATATTGAATTCTCCTGTGAGAGAACCGGGGCGGCATGACCCACGCTATCCTCGCCCAGTCTGACGGGAGGAAGCCGAATCAGACCGCAACGGCGTTTGATGCCGCCCCGGTATCGCGCTCAGCAGCCAGCCGCGGTCGAGCCCAACGGAACCGGTAGACAGTTGCCGTCGTTCGGCTCGATGTACTCGATGATCAGGGTCGCGAGGCCGGCGGTTGCGGTATTGCCCGTGCCCGCCGTCCATTTCGCCCAGAGATCGAGACCGCCGTTGCTGCCGCTCTGCGCGACAGTGTTGCCCAGGCTACCGGGCGAGGTCAGCACCACCGTGCCAGTGACGATCGTGTTGGCCGCACTCTGCAGGTTCATCGCCGTCGTGACGATTTCGTTGGCATTGGCCGCCGTAGTGCCGACCGAGAGCGTATCCGAGGTGGTCGAATTGAACGCCACGTAGGTGACCATGCTGACCCGCAGGACGACTGCGTTGTACGGCAAGCTCGCATTCGCCAATTGCACCGTGCAGACGTTCGCCGTCTGCCGGCACATGTTGAACGTGAGCGTGGTACGCACATACGCCGTCTGCTGTGTCGGGAAATATCTCGGCACAGGCCGCCGCTGGCTGGTCGAGCCCGAGGGGATGACCTGCGAGTAGACCAGCGAGGCCGCAACCAGAGTCGCCAGCGCGATGCTGGATGCGGTGAGGATGTTTCTGAGAAGCTTACGCATTGTTTGTTTGCTCCTCTTATGTATCGGCCTGAGATGCAAAGAAGGCACTGAACACACCCCAGTCTTTGAAGTTACCCGCGGGGTTCTTCTTTGCAATTTTACCGAGACCATACGCCATCATGACTCCAACTCCACGGTAAAATTGGTAATCATCCTCCTTCAAAAAAGTGGGCGTCGGCATGCGGCCCCAACACCACGCCATCGCAGACTGGCCGCACATGAAGACCGGTGATGTTTGGATGCCCGCTGCGCCGGCTGTCTGATAGAACACAGGCAGCCTGATATCCATTTCTGGAATCTCACGGGCAATGACACCGTTGTAGAGGAGGTCCCCATCTTGAAACAGGGGGTTCTTGTCCAGGCCGTCGCCTTCACGAGGTCTGGCTTGCGTGTTTGCATTGATCATTGTTGTATCAGCTTGCAAGTCTCTGAAACAATTTGATCCAGAGAACACCACAAAATATTCTCTCCCGTTTTTCAGTTTGTAGGGCCTGATACGCGGGTTGGCTTTCTTTGCAAGCCGCTTCATCTTCAGGATTGCCGCCGCCGACAGCGTCATCGCCGATGACACGTTGGCAATCGAGGAGGCGAAGTTTCCCGCCACCAGATTGCCCTGCGCGCCACCGAACAAGAGGCGATCGGCATTGTCTGTCGTCCAGGTATTGCGCTGGGCGACCGTTGCGGCGTCGAAGATGGCGCCGTTGACGCGCTGTCCGTTGACCGAACCGAGGCCCACGGGAGCGGTGCTGTCGAGCGGAATTGCGTAGAAGGCATCGATGATCTCATCCCTCTGCACTTCCTTCCCCCAATCTTCCAGCAACGGCCGAGCCTGACCAAACAAATCAATGCTCGACTTCTGCTCTTCACTGCGGGGGATACGCACAGCGTTGCGCGCCCAATCGATCCACAGACGCGCACCGTAATTGTCGATGCTCTCTTCGTTTCCGACGAGAGTGCCGGTGCTGATGGCCTGATTTTTCAATCTTGCAATCAGCGGGATGTTGATTTGTTCACCGCCATTCTTCAAGTCGTTGATCACCCTGATGATGGCAGTTGGCTCAGAGCCGATGTACGGTGAGAACAAATTCTGACGAATGTATTCTCGCGTCACTTCCTTTCTGAACACAATCAACTTGTTGTTGACTTGAACTGTCGTGAGCGCCATGGCTCAGGACCTCCTATCTGGTCGCGTAGCGGAAGACCGCGGCATCCGAGTCGTCCAGCATGTCTGGATCAACTCTTTGACCGGGACCACCGCCACCCATGCTGTTCAAGGAAGGCGGGCCGCGCCGGCCGCCCATGTTCGGGGGTAACCTGACCTCATGCTGGGGTTCCTGCTGTCGCGGAGCGGGACGATGACCACGCGGTGGCCGTTGCGTGGCCACGTTGTAGCTATCGAACCAATCGAACAACGCCTGCGCCGGATCGCCGGCTTGGGTGATGCCGATAACGGTTTCACGATTGCGGGGATCGTTGGGATCGAGGTGCGTAAGGCGATCGTAGGCATCCAGGAATTCGTACCGCCGCTCGGAATTGGCGGCGGCGCCGAATGAAGCTTCCACCCGCTGCGCCACCTGCATTTGCTGCTGCTGACGCTCGACGCCCATCTGCTGCTGGACCTCCGCGCGGACCTGCCGCGTAAGCTCCGTTCGCTGGTGGACTTTCCAGCCCTCCGGATCCGTGAACATGTCCGGCTCCGGGGGCGGGGCAGCAGGTTGCTGCTGCCGTGCGGGTTGATTGACGCGGGTGGACAGTTCGTCCATGCGCCCGCGCATCTGGGCAAGCTCGCGCTCCAGAGCGATCGCTCGCTCCTCGGCCACACGCGCGCGCTCGGATTCCTCACGAACCCGATACGATGGAACGCCGCGCTGCGGCTCCTGATAGGGAGGCTGTTCGTAGCCTTCCTGCTCGCCCTCTTCGGCCTCTTCGCCTTCCTCTTCTCCTTCGTCGGCCTCCTCGGGCTCCCCGGGCTCGGCCTGGAGAACCTGATCGGCCTCTGGATCGACCTCGGTGTCGTACTCTTCTACGACGTCCTCATCGTCCAGGTGATCTCCGCCGGGACCTTCGCCCATCTCTTCGAGCGAATTGTCGCCGTCGTTATCCAACTCCTCATCGCCCATCGCCTCGCGAAAAATTTCGTCTTCCGTGTCGGCGATGGCTCTGTTGATATCCAGGCGGTACTCGTCTTCAGTCCGCCCATCCATAGTGACAGTTCTCGGCATGAGTTCCTCGTGTCGTGAGAATGACGAAACATCGCGTTCCGGCGCGATGAGAGCCGGCATCGTGTCGTGATGCGGACGTGGCGCCTGATGTCGCTCAGGCGAGGCGAATTATTTGCTGGTCGTTTTCGACCAAGCCGACATCATGTCGAAGATCGCGGCGAAGACGCCGTCATGCATCAGCGGCGAGTAGCTGGCGCCGATGATCATGCCGGAAGCGCGCGCCATGGCATCCAGGAACTCACGCGGATCGTGGCGCTCGGCATCGGAGATGAGGCTCAGCGTCAACTCGCGCACGATCTCTTCCCGATGCTGCCCAGGGATGAGATCGTGGTTCATTTACTATCGTTCTTTGAAACGGCCGCAGCAGCCTTGAGCTTCTCGATCTCAGCCTTAAGCTTCTCATTCTCTTCCGCCAGCTTGGCCGCCTCGGCGGCGTTGACCGCCGCATTGTCCGCGAAAAAGTTACGCTGCTGCTGACACCAAAAATATCGATCGCGCGGCGGCTGCTGCGGCGCGTCCTGGGCGAGAGCCGCGCCGACCAGCAACGACAATATTGCCAGCATCAAGACCACCCCATCGGCGGAGGCGGCGTGACCGCGGCAATGGCGTTGTCCTTGGCCCATTTCTGCTCGGCCTGAACCCACGCATTCATCGTGCCTTGAAACAGACCGTAGGAAACAAGGTCGGGACCGTAAGACTGCATCGCCTCGCTGGTGACCGTCTGCGAGAAAGAGACCGTGTAGGTGCCCGGCCCGCCGCCGCCCGTGCCCAGCGCGGTGATGTAGG